CTAGTGGACTTCCAGAACGGCTCACGGTTGTCTGAGAGTGACCTCGACACAGCTTACCAGCAAGGTCTGTTTGTGGCTCAAGAGGTTTCTGAGAATGCTAGCACTGGGGCTTTAGCGGTAGGCGAAACAGGCGCTCAAGGTGCTACAGGTGCTGCGGGGGCTGATGGCATTAGCACAGCACCTTTTAACCCTGTGGCAGTAACGGGTGCTACTCCTAGTCTGAATGTTGGGAGTTATAACTTCTTTGACCAAGGTGTATTAACTGCAAATACAACTGTTAGTTTTGCTAGTGTTCCAACTACTGCCCGTTGGACTTACACTGCTAAAGGTGCTTTACTGGCTTCAGCAGCATACGACATTACAAGTGCAGCTTATGAATCATCACTAAATATTGGTACTAAAGAACTCAACCCAAGAGGCGTAGAGTTTAGCACAGACGGAATTTTCCTGTATGTAATTGGCTCTGCTGGAAAAGACGTTAATCAGTACACGTTAAGCACAGCTTGGGATGTTACAACAGCTACATTTACTAGAGTATTTAGTATATCTGCGCAAGAAAATGACCCTACTGGAGTAGACTTCAAGACTGATGGTACTGAGATGTACATAATTGGTAAAGCTGGTGATGACGTTAATCAGTACACGTTAAGCACAGCTTGGGATGTTTCAACAGCCTCGTATACAAGAGCCTTTAGTGTTGCTGCCCAAGAGACTGACCTTACTGGCATAGATTTTAAGACTGATGGTACTGAAATGTACCTCTGTGGTGATGCTGGTGATGACGTTAATCAGTACACGTTAAGCACAGCTTGGGATATATCCTCAGCTACATTTACTAGAGTCTTTAGTGTTGCTGCAAAAGATACAAGTCCATCGGACGTTAAGTTTAGGTCAGATGGACTTGGGATGTTTGTGTTAGGGGCTGCTACTGATGCTGTCTACCATTACACTTTAAGCACGGCTTGGGATATATCTTCAGCTACATTTACTAGAGTCTTTAGTGTTGGTTCTTTGGCCTCTGCACAACACACTCTATCCATAAACGAAGATCTAACTATGAAGTACAAAATTGGGACTTCTACTGACTCTATCTACCAATACAGAACAGCACCCTATGCGACTTTAACACTCCCTGCAAGCGTGGTTGGTACTCCAAATGTAGTAAACACAGTACAGAGAGTAACCTACGACTTCTTCACGATGGATGGTGGAACAACAGTAAACCTTATCGGAGAAGAGATAGTGTAATGCACACTGTAGCCCTCCTTGCTTGTATCAAATTTTAACCCTCTCAAAGAATTAACCTAAATGCTCCCAGAAAACCCCTACGTCACTCCGTTCATTGCCACCTCTGGCATCCTCGGAACCTTAACCCTTGACCATATTAACACCTCCGTCGCTATCTTAGTTGGCGTACTAACAATGTGTTATTTGGCTATTAAAATATACAAAGAGATTTTTACTAAATGAGCGATAGCAGCGAAAAACTATACGGCCTCCAAGACCTACTTATTGATGAGTTTATTAAGCGCATCGAAAGTGGCGAGGCATCCCCTAGTGACCTTAATGCAGCCCGACAGCTCCTCAAGGACAACCAGATTAACGCTACAGTCTCCAATGATAACCCTTTAGCCAACCTCGTCAGTATGCTTCCGTTTAACGACGAAGGTGTGGACAGAGTGGCATCACAGTAAGACTTATATGAGCGAACGTAATTACCGAAAAGAATACGATACCTACCACAAGAAGCCTGAACAACGTCGAAGAAACGATGGACGTAAGGCCGCTCGGAGGCTCGCTGTAAAGAAACACGGAGCCTCTAAGCTAGCTGGTAAAGATATTGACCATAAAGACCGTAATCCTTTAAATAATGCATCAAGCAACCTCCGTATCCAATCCAAAAAGGATAACCGAGGTCGCAATAAGTAATACATGGAAATTCCCCCACAGCTACGAGATTTCAAGAACTTCCTTTTTCTTGTTTGGAAGCAATTGAACCTACCCGAACCCACACCGCTCCAGTACGATATAGCGGATTACATGCAAGGGTCTGAGAAACGGGCTATTATTCAGGCGTTTCGTGGCTGTGGTAAATCTTGGATTTGTTCGGCGTATGTCGTTCACCAGCTCCTCTTAAACCCAGCTCTGAACATCCTTGTGGTGTCTGCCAGTAAGACACGCTCGGATGACTTCAGTACCTTTACGCTGAGGCTCATTAACGAGATGGTTATCCTCCAGCACTTGAGACCCAAGGACAACCAGAGACAATCTAAGATAAGCTTCGATGTAGGCCCAGCGCCCGCCTCTCACGCTCCCTCAGTAAAGTCCTTAGGTATCACCTCACAGCTTACAGGCTCTCGTGCTGACCTTATCATTGCGGATGACATCGAGGTGGCTAACAACAGCGCCACTATGTTGATGCGTGAGAAGCTCTCGGAGGCTGTTAAAGAGTTCGACGCTATCTTGAAACCAGAGGACAACTCCAAGGTCATCTTCCTTGGAACACCTCAAACAGAAGACAGCATCTACACGAGGCTACAAGACAGGGGCTACAGGACACGCGTATGGCCTGCGGTACACATTACCCCAGATCACAACGCAAGGACGTACAACGGCAACGTAGCGGGTGTATGCGAGAACATAGAGAACAAAGGTAAAGCCACAGAGCCTCTACGGTTCTCAGACATCGACCTAGCGGAACGAAAGATCAGCTACGGGTCTGCTGGTTACGCTATGCAATTTATGTTGGACAGTAAGCTTTCCGATGTGGACAAGTTCCCTTTGAAAATCTCTGACCTCATCGTAACATCTATTGACAACGAGGTAGCCCCAGAGCGTTACGTGTGGGCTCGTGATCCAGACCGTGAGTGGGACTCTAGTGTTCCCAACGTGGCCTTTGCAGGGGAGAGGTACTACCGACCTTTCAAGACCCTTGGCGATATGGTTCCGTACACTGGTAGCGTCCTAGCGGTTGACCCCTCTGGTCGAGGCAAGGATGAAACAGGATATGCAGTTGTTAAGATGCTTAACGGAACACTCTACGTTCCTGCTGCTGGTGGTCTCTCTGGAGGCTACTCCGAAGCAACACTCACAGAACTTGCTGAGATAGCCAAGAAGTACAAGGTGAACTACATCGTGTCCGAGAGTAACTTTGGTGACGGTATGTTCACAGAACTTATGCGTCCTATTCTTACACGCATCTATCCGTGTTCCCTTGAGGAAGTCCGACACAGCACTCAGAAGGAGAAGCGTATCATTGATACCTTAGAACCTGTTATGAGTGGTCACAGGCTTGTGGTTGACCCTGATGTCATTAAAGAGGACTTCCAGACGATCCAGAAGTATCCCCATGAGAGCCAGTTGAAGTACAGCCTCTTTTACCAAATGTCGAGGCTCACCCGCGAGCGCGGGGCTATCACTCACGATGACCGATTGGATGCGCTGAGTATCGCTGTGGCTTACTGGGTGGAGCAAATGGCTCAAGATGCTGAGGTCAAGATGGCTGACCGTAAGGTGGAGCTACTTGATGCTGAGTTACAGAGGTTCCAAGATTCCTACTTTAAGAACAAGACGGGGGGCGCTGGAACCTTAACGTGGTAATCTCTACGTCAACTAGGCTGTGTGTGTACTCACGGGTCTTTGGCATCACATGAGGGGTTCTGTACCAGATATCACAGTCAGAGCCGTAGTGGGACATTACATGGCGATTGTGGTTGAGTTTAGACTTGTGCCAAGAGAAGGGAACCATCTGTAGGTTCTGAACCGTGGTGAGGCCTCCGTGTGTTTGTGGAATAATATGGTCTAGGTTCCACTTGTCTTTATACTCTAGTCCAACATTGAGTTCTGCTTGTGTATCTGTTAACTTGTAGACCTTGTTGCGATCCTCAAGTGTTATTAGTCCTTCTTCGTATTCCGCGTGTGCTTTATCATACATGCTAATCCTAACACCACTACGCTTGCCATTTTCTATGCGTTTCTTAGTGGATTTACGTGACGACTCTCGACCTTCGGGTGAATTCATGTAGGCTTTGGTTTGCGTCTTTTTCTTGTAAAAAGTTTCCAGATTTTTCCACTCTTGGTTTCCATTCTTACTTTTACTCCAATAACAAAAATTAGGATACTTCGGATGAACATCCCCATGTGTAGGTTTCCAAGAGACTTGTAAGGCTTGCTGGTCAATACGTCCCACATTCTGTCCCTCTTCATACACCCTAGGCTCACTGTCAGGCTTCGTTAAATTATGCTCACGAGCGGCTCGACGTTTCTCGTGGATTTCTGAAGGTGTTGTGAGTCCTTTGTTCTTCCAGCATTCTTCGGTAGCCCACCACTGGGTTCCGTCAGGGCGCTTACTACGATAGAACAACCCTTCATATACTGGATGAGGATCACAACAAGTAAACTCACCAGCCACTTGGAGCGCCTTTCGGTTCAACCTAGAGCCCCTACGAGGAACCTCGGAGAACGGTAGTTTAGTAACAAGATCTAATGTGGTTTGTGTGAGCATATCTCCTATCCTGTTACCAGAGAGGTAGTTGTCAACAGGAACAAGCCTTTAAAGAGGGAACAAATAAAGGCGCTTTTAGTGCTTCTCTAAGTGCTTGATAATCAACACTTATTATTGTACCTACGGTTGTGGTAAAAGGGAAGGGGGTATTAGAATAAATGAAAATTAGAACTAATAACCTTGACAGGTAGGGAACATACTCTTTAAAATTAT